CTTTAGCAAAATCCATATGCACACGACCTTGTGTTGCTAATTCTTTCTGACCTGCTGCAGGCAAAGAATTAAGAGACTTAACACCATATTTATTTGTCACATCTAAAGCTACTTGATGAAATGCTTTCGCTTGTATTTTACCTAGTTCTGCTGTATTAATAGGACCAAAAGCGGTTACACCACTTGTTTTACTAGCAAGAGAAGTTCCTATAGCTGAAGCAATAGCCGTGAATGGACTAGCAGTTGCGATACTAAACATACTAAGTTGTGCTTTGCTAAAATCATTAAATACATCTTGTAAATCATCATCTAATGCAAATCTATCAACTTCTGAATAATCTAAACTACTAGATTGACCCCCTCCACTAGGAGATTCACTATCAGTGCCATCTGTTTCATTTGGAACATCAGAAAGAACAGCATCAAGTTCAGTTTGAATATCTTTTATATTTTTCCTTTTTTCTTCTACGGCTTTTCTAGAAGCCTCTAATATATTTGTAAATCTAGAACTAGTATCTATAGGAACTGAAGTAAAAGACGTTTTAGACGTTCCCATTGTGTCCGTTTTTCTTTTTAAAAAATCTTCTGTTTTTGGTATATTAGTTACCATACCTCTCATAGGAACGTTTTGTTGTCTAACATTTAAAGGTTTTTGCTGAACCATTGTTCTTTGTTGAGGTATAGTGGTCTGTAAAGATTTATTTACGACATCATCTTCTTTTATATCATTTTGTATGTTTTTATTTAGGTCTGTATTTTCTGTGGTAGGTATAGTGCCGCCTTCAGCCATTGTTACTATCCCACCTTGATTAAAATTTGAGTCGGTGACCTCTCCCTCCTCTTCATTTTCTTGTTCTTCAATATCAAGGTCTTCCATTGAAAATGGCATGTCATCAGGTAATGTAGCTTCATCAGCATTTCCCATCTGACCCATTTCTTCCATTCTTTTTAAACCTGCTTTAGCTTCTTGTCTCATTTCCATTAGCTTTTCTAAACCTATGAAACGAACTACATCTGCAGGAAATACAAATTCTCCTTCACTTAATTGGGCAGGAATGTCATCCCTTACCTCCTCTCGTGTAGAACCTATAGGAACATCGTTGCCTGATACTTCATCAACCATGCCCCCTTCTTCTTTTAGACCACCCTCCTCAAACATTTTCATTTGACTAGATAAGTCTTTTTTTATTCTATTTGTTTTTCTTTTCTTCGCCATTTACCTCTTCCCTTAATAGTTTAAGCCTTTGAAGAATAGCAATTGCTCCCTGAGACCTATGGATAGTAATTATATCACTAGATTGTTCTAGTAATCTATGCTGTTTACTTATTTGTAAGTCAATATAATCATTGAAGTGGGTTAGGAGCTGGTGGTTGTTCACCAGCGGCTTGAGTTGCTGCAGCACCTGCTTGTCCATCATTTCCTGTAAATCCTTGTTCTCCCGGAACTGGAGCTTGTCCTGTTCCTATTGTTCCACCACCTGCTCCTGTTGGGTCTAAGGGATTAGCACCCGCTGGTGGTTGTCCTTGTTGAGGTGCTCCTCCTGCTTGTGCAGGTCCTTGAAAACCTTTGAGTAATTCAGCTTGCAACATTGCTTCATCCATATTATTTGTAACCTTATCAGGGTCTAAATCCATAGACTTTGCTATTTCTCTGATAATGTAATTAAACTTAGCAAATGGTGCGAGAGCTGGATTTGATGCAGTTTGTAAGAAAGACATTAATCTTTGACTACGAACTTCATTAGCCATAAGACTTTCTGTTCCTCTTGCAACAACCTCTAAATCACCTTTAATATTTTTATCAAAATTAAATTGCATATTAAATCTAAAAAAACCTTCTCCTAAAGGTCTAAGTAGATAATCATCAATATTTTTAACAACAGTTTTAATACTACCTGCAGCAGCATTCATAAGCATAGATATGCCACTAGCAGTTCTACCTACCCCTGACACACCTGTTTGCCCATGAGCAAAAGAAGGCATACCTGTGCTTTCATCGGCAAGCTGTCTTGCTTTATCAAATAACTGTAAATTTTCTCCTGCGACATTAGGAAACTTTGTACCAAATATAGCTTGACCCGGAGCACCACCTTGTCTTCTAAAAACTTTACCGGGATATACAGATAAATCTTGACCGGGTACTAAATTAGTCTCATCTACTTCTATTAATAAATTACCTGACAATACAGCATTATCAACTGCCATTCTCATAAAACCATTCATTAATGTTTGAGTGTCATCCATATTTTCAGCAATTCCTACACCAAAAAATGAATAGGGATTGAGTTCATAAGGAGCTGCCATATAAGGTATTGTAGCAGGTTTAAATGGGTTTAAAACCATTCTTATTAGTTTACCATTACAAATCCAAATATTTGTTTGTAATTCATCTTGTTTTTCTAATTCTTTAGGTATCTCAACATTGTTGTCTAAAAGCATTTGAACATCACACATACCCCAATATTCTAATACTTCAAATCTATCTATACCATGCTCAGGAGCATAATCGGATAAATCATCTTCCCAATATTTTTTATCGTAAGACTCACCTTGTTGTATAACTTCGTCTATAACATTCTGTCTAAAGTAAGGTCTTTTCTTTAGTGCACGTAATTGTGTTCTTGACATCTTATGTCTTTCAATTACATATTGTGCTTCATCCATATTGGCAGCATCAGGGTCTGGATAAAAGTTCCAAACTGATACATGAGATGTTGATGCTATTGTTTTAAATGTAGGATTATAATTACCTTCATCATCCCAATTAGGATATTCTTTGTCTACTGCAAAAGGACCTTTCATTACCCCTGTGCCAAATAAAGCCATTTCAAAAACAGTGCTTCGTAATTGTTTGTTTGCACCTGATTCTTGAAGTTGGTCCATGATTTTCTTTTCCATGTTTTTGGCTGCAATCATGGCAGGACTAAATGTAACAGATGTAGGTGTTTTTCCTACCCCTTCTTCCAGTCCATCAATTTTTTCCAACTTTTTTTCAAGAGGTCCGAGCATTTCTTGTAAAGTTTTTTCAGTAGCTCCAGCAGGTAATTCCTTACCGTCACCTTGAAAACCATAAGGGGAAGACAAAGATGTTTCACCTTTGAGAGGTTCAGGTTTTTGAGGGTCAAACGACACATCGGAGACCACACCTTCTGGTAACACTGTTGGCTCAACGCTAATAGGAAACTTGTGACCTGCAAATAAAACATCAACCATTTGTCCATATGCAGCCAATGTTTTAGTTTTTGTAACTTTAATAAATACTCTCGACTTTTCAGCTTCAGTAAATTGAACATCACTTCCGTATAACCCCCTATAGTTTCTATAAGACCTTAACCATCTTTCTTCATCATTATAACGATAATCTTCTGCACGTTGATATCTTTCCATAACAAAAGGAATAATGTTTGTTACATCAATATCTGTAACAGTACTATCTTCACTATCTTCTAGAGCAATAGATTCTTCGTCTAACATGATTTCATCTTCTTCAGCCATATTTTATTCCTTTAATATCCAAATGTTGAATCTGCTATAGGCATACTACTACTAGGTCTACCCATTGGGTCATAGTCAAATATGCTAAATCTAGGTCTTGACATTATACCATATCTTAATGCATCGTACAAGTGGTCTTCTGCTCTAGTATCTACATCCTCTGGGTTTTTCTTGTCTAGAGGTATAGATGGTAATTGTGATACCACATTAGTGCATGTATTAAAAAATACTAATCTAGGTTCTTCTGTAAACTCGTCTACTTGTAATCGTCTATGTATTTCATTCTTACCTGATACACGACTACCTTTACTTCTATCTGATGGTCTCCAACGACAACCCTTCATAATCATCTGTTCAGCCAAAGAAGGACCAGTATCACCACGTTTATGCCAAAGAGAGCTATCCAAAACACCATACTTAATATTTCCATCATCGGCTTCAGCATCCAATATCATATCTGCCAAATCTGTGGCAAGGACTTTACTACAATATAACTCTCTATATACAATAATCTGCTCATCTGGAGAAACAGCAAACCACAACACACCACTATAAGAGCCATAACCATAATCACATGCACGAAATTTAACCCAATTTCTTGGAATGTCAAAAGGCTCAATAACATGAATATTCCTATCAAACTCAGAGAAAGCAGCACCTTCTTTAATATCCCAATCACCTTCAAGCAACTGTCTACGTTGGTGTTCAGGCAAGGATAGAAGCATTGACTCATAATCCCCAGTCTCTGCAAGATATGGGTTGTCTGATAATCTTGCAGGAATAAATCGTCTTTTAAATAAAGATTGTCCTTCTTTGCTATGTCCTTTTGGGTATCGTAATGTCTCTCCTGACTCAATATCTGTCGCATCAAATTGTTTTCCGTATGGTGCAGGGTCAATAAACATTTTCTTGACCCACTGATGACCCGGACCTCCGGGGTTTGTTGTTGCTCTCATATACACTGGTAAATCAGGAGCAGTAGAACGCAAACGTGAACGCATATAGTTCCAAGCATACGGAGTAGACCATTGGGTTAATTCGTCAAACCCTATCCAACTAAATGCCAAACCTTGATAACGAAGTACGTCATCGTCACGGTCTAGGTAAGACATCCATAACCTAGCACCTGATGGTGCTTCCCATTGCATCTTTCTTTCTGACCACTTTATACCCTTCCATATTTGAGGATACATTTCCTTAGATTTAAATATAAGTTCTCTAAGTTCTTCTGTTGTGTGTCGCAGTAGCAACCCACTAAATGATGGATGACCCATATATCTTAAAGGGTCGGCAAGCATGGCATATGATTTACCACCTCCTGCTGAACCACCATATAATACTTCTCTTTCACCTGCTGCAAGAAACTCTGTTTGAGGTCCTACATTTGGTTTAAATATTATATTTTGTTCTTCTACAGGTACTGCTTCAATATCAGATACTTCTTGTATCTTAGGCTCTTGCACCTGTTCTTTCTTCTTCGATGGCTTTCGCCTTCTCGATTGCCTTCTGGGCGTACTCGGACCATTTTCGGAGAGTTCTAGCCTTGTTCTTACGTTGTTGCTCATGCATTAACCTTTTTCTTAATCCTACGTGAGATATCTCTCTTCCTGTTTTCTTAGTAAGCCAATTAGCTATTTCTCTATAAGAATACTGCTTAGTATATTTTCTTGCTAACTCTATGGCTTCTAGTTCATAAGGTATAGGGTCAAGTAAGTCTTGGTCTTCTTCGTTAATCTTATAACCAAATGGAACGATACGTGCTATTCTTGGTATCTGTACCCATTCTTGTTGTGCTTCATCTTTTAAGTCTGTCGGCTGTGGTAATTTCCACTTACCTAAACTTCTATTCATTATTCTTTGGAGGTAATAGCATAACACCACCAGTGCTTTCTACTTGCATCTTCTCAGTCTTCACTAAACCTGTCCTATCTAGTAATTCTTTTGCTGCAGACATCTTCTCTTTGATACCTAGCTCTGTAGGGTCATATAAGCCACCTACCATAGCCATTGCTGCTTTTGGGGCATTCCTACTCATAAAAAGCTGTGTAGCCTCTAGAATCTCATCTTTTAGCGATTTAACGATATCTGTTGTACTAGAGGTATCAGAGTAACCTGCTAACTTTTTAGCTGTCACCACATCTCCACCTGCTTCATCAAATAAAACAGATAAAAACTTTTGTTGTCTTTCAGTTAATTCTCTACTCATGTGGGTACACTTTCTTTTGCATATTGTCTATCAACACGTGTAATTAGTCTCTTTGCTCTTTCAGGAGTTTGACGAAACCACCTGCTGTCTTCCATCTCGTCTGCCATTCTTGCCCAGTCTAAATCTTCTACTGCAGCAATCAT